GCTGGTCTGCAGCCAGCGGGTCGGGTTGCCGTCGGCGTCCTTCTCGACGCGCAGCGCCATGACCTCGTCGAAGAAGTAGCCCACGCCCTGCTTGAGCATATTGCCGGGCATGGCCGGGTAGTACAGCATCGCGCCGGTCTGCTCGTCCTTGGCGCGCTCCTGCTTGCAGGAGAAGTACACGTTGCGGCCGGGCAGGTCGCGGAAGGCGCGGATCAGATCCGTCATCTTCTCGGCCAGCGCGCCGTAGGCTTGGCGCGGGTCCTTGGCGATCTTCTTCTCGTGGTTGAGCACGACCTCAGCGATCTCGCTGATCGAGTCGAGGCAGATCCACGAGAACGACTGCCCCTGCTCGGTGTTGACGACGAAGTCGTAGGCTTCGTAGAGCTGGTCGAGGGTCTTGACCTCGATGACCGGGATGTCGACGCCACGCAGCGACAGCAGGCCAGACTCGGCGCTGATGATGATGGTGGGTGCGCCAGTGGTGGCGCACAGGCTGGTCTTGCCGGCGCCGGCCGGGCCGTGGACCAGCACCTTGATGCCGTCGAGTGCTGCGTCCTTGGTGGACTTGAGCGTAATAGCCATTGTGATACTCCGGGGTTGTTTTACGGGTGTTGAGCTTGAGCTGCTGGAGAGATGGGCCGGGTCTCGAATGTCGAGATCCGGGTCACTGTCATCTGCTCCATAGCCATTGACATATGCGAAGTCGACCACGTCAGATGACTTCGATGTCGACAGCGGGGGCGCCGGGCTTGGCGGTGATGTAGGCGGCGGCGACGGTGGCGTCGATGCCCTCGAGCTTGCGCAGCTCGCTGACGCTGACCTCGGGCTTCCACTTGAATGCAGCCTGCGCACCGGCGGACAGCTTGTCCCACTCGGCCTGCAGCTTTTTGCTGTCGACGCTGCGATTGATCTTGTAGGTGACGGTGAGCTTGACGCCCATGTCTTCAAGCCGCTGGCTGACTGCGCCTTCGGGTTTGTTGGGATCTTTGAGGAGCTCCGCGAGCTGGGCGTCGATGTTGCGCCGTTCTGCGATCGCGGCGTCCTCGGCTTGCTTGGCGGAGATGCGAGCTGCGACGAGCTCAGAGATGGTCAGTGCTTTCATGGTGTCGTCCTTTCAGGAGTGGGTTAAACCGTTGCGTCTCAGGTGTCAGTATATCAGCATTGTGAAGTGGATCAAGAGGTTCAAGCAAAAAAACCTTTGTCGAGTTCCGCCACAACAACACCGCGGAAGAATCGGTCCTTGGCCAGCAGCTGCAGGCAGACGTCGAGGTGCTTCTGCGCAGCCCGCTTGGTCTTCCATGTGTGCTTGCCCTTGACGTCGAGGTAGGCGCACTGGCCGTTGTCGTACAGCAGCTTGATGGCGTATTTCATGCTGCCTCTAGTTGTTTGGCAGCAGCCACGGCCAGAGCGGCTTGGCGGTCCAGCCGGTCAGCCTTGCGCTTTTGCTCTTCGGCCCACTCACGCAGCGACTTGGCTGGCGAGCGGCCGGGCTCGAGGCGGACGTCCATCGAGGTGGTGTCGGTCTCGATGCAGGCGTATGCGGCCTGTGCGCCGATGATGATTCGGACTTTCATGATCAGGCCTCCACTGCCGCAGGCTTGTTGACTGCCTTGCAGGCGTAGTCCCACGCCAGATCAAGCACCTTCTGCAGGTCTGCGTTGAGCTGGTCGGCGCGCTCTTTGTTCTTGATGATGTCGGTGACACCCGGCACGGTGGTCTGGTGGCCGCCGTATTGGTAGACCTCAGCAGCCTTTTTCAGGGCATAGGCTTGGCTGAACAAGTCGCGGATGACCCACCACTCTTTGTCAGTGATGTTGGTCGACTCGAACAGGTCGCTGGCGCAGTACTTGACCGAGCCTTTGCCGTCCTTGATGTACAGCAGGCTGTCGAAGTGGAAGTGGCAGTTCTTGTTGCCAAGGTAGCCAAAGCCCCAGTACCAACCGCAGTTCCATTTGTGCTTCTCGAGCCAGACGTTCTCGCCATCGGCTATCTGGGTGCCGGCATCGCTCTTGAGTTTGCCGAGAAGGATTTTGCTGAATGAAGTCATGGTGTTTTCCTAAAGCAATGTGATACTTAGATCCAGCCCTCTTTGCTGCTGTAGCCGAGGCCCAGCTCGCCCTTGTTGGCGCCAGCCTTGCGGTCGAAGATCGCTTCGCCGTTGCTGAACCGGGCGCGGTAGACCAGCTCGTCGCCGAAGCAGGCGGCAGCAGGGGCAAGGTCGATGTTGTTGCCGAAGCGCTCGGCGAGGGCGCCGTAGCCGGCCTCAACCACTGCGCTGATGGCCACCAGACCGCAGTACTCGCTGACCACGATGCTGACCAGCTTGTTCTCGAGAATCACGCGGCCCTCGTTGCCGATCCAGCGGTTGCTGCTGGGCTTCTCGAGGCTGGGGTATTTTGCGCGGAGCGCGTCGATTGCGCAGTCGATCGCGTCTTCAAAGTCGTAACCGCCTTCCATCCAGCTTGCGTCGGCGTATGCGACTTCAGCTGCGCGGCTGGGGATGTAAACAGAGCGTGCCATTTTGGGTGTCCTTTCTGGAGCGCCCGGAACCGCCGGGTCGGTGTCGGTATCAATCAACCGACAACTGCAGTATATCACAATTGTGAATTGTGCAAAGCCCTTACGATTTAGTCGGGAATGAAGCGGCGATCAGCATTGTGATCCCGATGCAGCAAACGATCGCCACGCAGATGCGCGGCCACGTCGACAGGCGGTAGCGAGCAGGCCGATCCAGCGCGCATGCGTACTCGACGGTGCGCGGAAAGGCTTCGTTCATGGTGCGGGGGTACTTGCGGGTGGTCATGAGTGAAATGACCCCTCAAAGCAATGCCGAACCTCATGGCCGATAACTTGCGGAATGGCATCTGTGCCCACTACGACCGTGCATTGCGTCTTATCGGCAGTCCATCCGGCGCAGCCAAACATTTTTAAGTAGGACCCCAGCATTTTCGGAAACCGTGCCCGGCACTCAGCGGCCACATCCTGCACCTGAACAAAAGTGATCTTGACCGGGTGATCAACAGGGTTCGGGGTGAAGTCCGGTTCGTGCGGGACCGAGTACATCGAAGCGCATCCGGTGAGCAGGCTGGCGGCGATCAAAATCAGGGATTTCATGCTTCCCCCGTGGCTTTGGCGATGGCGGAGCGAATTTCGGAGGCTTGGGCTTCAAGCTCTTGCTCTGTTCCGGCAGGCAGATAGCCATAAGCCAACGCTTCCTCAATTGTTTTGAGGGTTTTTGAAAGGGTTTCCAGAAGTTCAGGCGCTGCGGCGATCAGACGGGCGTTGGCAAGCCTTTGCTCTGTGGTAATTCCTGCAACAGCTTCAACCACATCAATCCCGCGCCCTTTGTCGCCAGCATCCATGTGGACGTGAAAGCTAGACAGGCTCCCAAGGTATTGACCGACTTTCCACGGTCCCGGTGTGTGCTTGCTCATTACGGTCTCCAAACAAAAAGATCCATTGCTGCCACGACGATGCAGGCCAGCAGGAAGACCACGCGCCACACGCGCTGGCCGAACGTCATGCCGACGGCCCAGAATTCAAAGATGTCGTATTCGTATTTCATTGCTGATACTTCAGGTGCCGTAGGTGGCCCATGCGGGCATCTTGTTGAAGAACCGGCGGGCAGTGCCGAGCTGCTCGACAGTGATGAAACCATCGCGCAGGTCTTCCAGCTCGACGATCTCGTCGCGGTACTCGGCAATCACGCGCTCGTTCTGCGCACGGGCAGCGGCACGGTTGAACATCCAGCTCTCGGGAATGTTGTTCAGGCCGTCGTTGATCAGCTCGATCTGAGCGATCTGGGCCTTGAGGAAGTCAACCAGCTTCTGGGCTTCGTCGACGAGGGCGTTCTTGACTTGCATTTCGATCTCCTTGATGTGTCCAAGAAACTGCTTGGCCAGTGGTGTCAGTATATCACCATTGTGAAGTTATGCGCAAGACTTTTTTTCGATGTACTCCCATTTTGTGCCAAGGTATGACTTGTGAGGCTGTCCGACGCAGCTTTGTATGCCAAGTCGAGCTTGCTCTTCTGTCCTGTTGGCGATCTTTGAAAGCCAAATCTTTGCGTCCGCTATGCACTCAAACTCAGTGTCGTGAGTAATGCATCGGACTGGACGAACGGCTCCAGTTGCTCGGCGCGTTGCGCTAAGTGATTTTGAAATTGCCATTCTTGTCTCTGGGCGAGCATTTGTTGCGGCCGCCACTGCTTTGCGTTGAGCAAGGCCCTCATCGGTTGAGTAGTAACGCCGCAGACTTGAAGATCTTTTTTCTCTAACGCCCTCTTGCCTTTGAGCCTCAACTAGCTTGTTGTAGTGATATTCACTAAGCGGTACGCCTTTGCGTTTTTGCGACATGCTGCGCCTAGCTCGCTCAGTGTGGCGATACCCCTTTATGCCGCCACCGCCATCAACAATGTTTGCCAACTTCAAACCGAACACCCTGAAGCTCAAAATTAAAAACAGCTCGTGGTCGAGAGCCTCCTGTTCGGTGTCGAACCACTGAAGAATCTCTACTGTCCGCCCGTGCTTGGCCTCTATAAATTTCCAATGCCTATTCCGCACGGACTTGTTGTGGGCCCTGTGATAGCTGCCTTTGCCGACGTAGAAGATGGCATTGTTATCTTTACGTCTGTGAATGTAGACGCAGAACTGTGTAGAATGCGATTCGCTCATCACCGATGCTCCTGTTCAGCATGGTTGTGGGAAGTGACGGCCCGGTGCTCCAACACCGGGCCGTTGCGCATTATATCGGCTATCTTTTCATTGCTTTGGCGGCGGCTATCAATGCAGCCTGCGCTTGCTCATCCATGTCACGAAACGCTGCCAGAAGCTCTTTCTCTGCGCGTTTGCCAACAATGTTGATCTCAAATGGATGACCTTCTCCCGTTATGAGCCAGTCCGCCGAGCACTGAAGAGCCGCCGCCATTCGGAGTAATGTAGGCGCGCTGGGCTTGCGCGACGATTGTGTGACCAAATTGGAAATTGCAGCTTGGCTAACCCCTATTTGCTCCGCCAGAGATACCTGCTTCACGTTCCTGTACTCCATCAGCCATCTCAGCCTGTCTCCTATTGAGGCCCCCTTGGCCCATCGCTGAAATGCGGGATCTAGCTTATCGCCTACGTACTTGTCTGCAAAGCGCTTAGTCATTGGACTTTGGTACAACTTTTCAGAGCGATTAACAACGGTTATACTCGGGCCGCAACACCCCTACCCGTTTCAACACATGAAAATTGATCAAGTCATCGCACACTTCGGCTCGCAGGTCGCCCTCGCTCAGGCGCTGGGCGTTCGACAGCCCGCCGTCAGCATGTGGAAATCCCGCGGAAAAATTCCGCAACTGCAGCAGCTTCGCATTGAGCATCTCACCAAAGGCAAGCTCCGGGCAGAGCCCCTCTTGCCTCACAAAGCGAAGCGCACAGTATCACGAGCGTGAAGTGCAATGCAAGTGCTGTGATACCAGCTCGGGCGCTCACTTTTGGTGCGTGAAGTATCACAATGATTTAGAATCTTTGAGCCACGGCTAGGGTAGCTCCCGAAGAGAGGCCTGAACCACCTCCTGCCGTAGTGCTTTTCCTTCCGGTTCGCAACATTGAAAGGGTTCAGCAGTGCAAGTCAGCAGCACCATCATCCCCGCCAACCCCGGCTTTGAGTTCGTCGAGTACGGGTCATCAGAAGGCTTTGCCATCATTGCTTGGCAGATCATCCAGCAGGGCGGGAATGTCACCGCCGTCATCCCCATCACGGCGCACGGCCCTGAGCACGACAACCAGCAAGGCTGCGTCAAGCTGCGCGGCAGGATCGAGTAATCACAATGATTAAGTTTCGACCCGGCGGGGCGCGGCCACGCTATCCGGTTTCCCGCTTTCACGGAGTCCGCCGGGTCACCCCTGTATCTGCAAAGCGGTGTTTGAAAGCGCAACAACGTGTTCAACCCCAATGAAGTCAACGAACCACAGTCCCAGCTGACACCAGAACAGCAAGATCAAATCAAGCACGCGTTTGCCTACATGCAGCGCGGCTGGTCGCTGGTGATGATGCCGATGAAGACCAAGGGCCCGAACTACCCGGGCTGGAATGCTCCGAGCGAGCTGGTCAACACGCCAGAGCGGGCCATCAAAAAATTTGCGCAGGGCCCACAGAACATGGGCGTCGTGCACCAGCCATCGGGCACCTGTGCGATCGACGTCGACGACGAGGCATGGGCTCGCCACATCCTTGAGGAGTTCGGCCTCGACTACGACGAGATCATGGACTTCGGCCTGCGCATTCGCAGCAAGGCCAACAGAGACAAGGCGATCTTTGCCGGCGTCCCGGGCGACATGCCGCTGCTCAAGGTGACGTGGCCCAAGCAGGACGCCAAGCACCCGACCGACCGCTTCACCATCATCGAGTTCAGGGCAGGCCCCAATCAGGACGTGCTGCCCCCATCGCTGCACCCGGACGGCCACCACTACACATGGGCAGAAGGCAAGGCGCCGTGGGACTTCGAGGAGCTGCCGCAGATCCCGCCAAAACTGCTGGACTTCTGGCGCACTCTTGCTGACCGGAACAGCGGCCTGCGCGAGGAGATCGACAACCTTTGCCCATGGAAGAAGCAGCACTCGGGGCGCCGCTACGTGCAGGCCTCGCGCGCTGTCTCCAACGAGCACAACGACGTGATCGGCGCCTTCAACCGCATGGCCTCGGTCGAGGACCTGCTGTCGCAGGCTGGCTACAAAAAGAAGGGCAAGCGCTGGCTCGCCCCCAGCTCGAGCACCCGCATCCCGGGCGTCGTGGTGTTCAACGATCAGGACCACGCCAAGTGCTACAGCCACCACGGCTCCGACCCGCTGGCCGACGGGTATGCACACGATGCGTTCGACCTGCTGACCATCCTGCAGCACAACGGCAACATCAACTCAGCGCTCGAAGACGCGGCGCGCCAGACAGGCATCAGCCGCCAGCAACCCAAGCAAGAGCCGGACGTTGTGATCGATCTGGACGCCGCACTCGAGGCGCAGGAAAAACGCCGCAAGGCCCGCGAGACACCCGATCAGGTGACCGTGCGGGACGACACCCCGGCCAAGGTCATCGAGGCCAAGGAGGCGCCCAAGGACGAGATCGCCTACGACGTGCCGGACTGGCCAGAGCATCTGCTCAAGCCCGGCGGCGTCGTGCAGGACATCGCGGCATGGATTCTCAAGACCGCCCAAAAGCCGCAGCCCATCCTCGCGCTGGCCGCAGCCCTGTCGGTCGTGGGCACCGTGCTCGGGCGCAAGGTCGCCACCAGCACCGGCCTGCGGACCAACTACTACCTTGTCGGCGTGGCCGGCACCTCCGCCGGTAAGGACCACGCCCGAAAGTGCGTCAAGGTCCTGTTCCAAGCCTCCGGCCTGTTCGACCTGCTCGGCGGCGAGGAGCTGGCCTCCGGCCCGGCCCTGCTGTCCCGGGCAGCGGCTCACCCGGTGAGCCTGTTCCAGATCGACGAGTTGGGTCTCATGCTCAAGGCCGTGGCCACCAAGGGGGCAGGGCCACACCTCGCCAGCATCGTGACCAACCTGATGAAGCTGTTCAGCTCCGCCGGCACGGTCTACGCCGGCACCGAGTACGCCGACCAGAAGATGAAGCAGCGGGTGGACATCGCCTACCCGTGCGTCGGGCTGCACGGCACCACCACCCCCGAGACCCTGTGGCCAGCCCTCGGCAGCCAAGACGTCCTGTCGGGCTACCTGAACCGCATGATGATCCTGTTCGTGCCCGATCGCCGCGTGCCCAAGCAGTACGTGGGCATCGACCAGCCTCCGGCCAACGTGGTCGAGTGGATGAAGGCCGCCCGGGAGATCCAGTGCGGTGTCATGGGCCTCGACCCAGCCAGCCCCATCGAGCTGCCCTTCGCGGCCATGACGCCCCAGATCTTCCGGGACTTCGACAACTGGATCGAAGACCGCATGGAGCAGGTCAAGGCCGAAGGCTTGGCACCCCTGTGGGGCCGGGCATGGGAGCACGCAGCCAAGCTGGCGCTCGGCATGGCCTGCGCCCGCTACACCGCCCAAGAACTCAAAGACACAGCCGCCGGCGGCGGCCTCGAGATCGACCCGACCAGCGCCCAGTGGGCCATCGACTTCGTCAAGTTCGTGCTCACGATCCAAGAGCAGCAGGTGGCCAGCCGGATGGGCGACAGCGACTTCGACCGCTGGTGTCAGGATGTCCTGCGGGTGCTCAAGCAGGCCGGCCCGGCCGGCCGCACAGAGTCCGAATTGACCAAGTACAGCCGCATGTACCGCGCCCTCGAACCGCGCCAGCAGAACTCGATCACGGAGTCTTTGCGCCGCCGTGAGGCCATCCAATTGGTGCAGTACAGGCCGCCTTCAGGCCGCGGCAAGAGCCGCATGGCATGGGTCTGCACAGAGTTCGCCCCAGAGGCAGAAGAGGAGACGACAGATGAATAACGTGACACTGCGGAGACGACCATGTCTCCGCTCAAGAGCCGCATGGATAAAGGCTTTAGAGAATATATATATAAAAAATATATATCTCTTCTTTTTTAAATATCTCTCTATCAGGGGGACCTATAAGGACCCCGTCGCGTTGTCGCGTTGTCTCCGTTAATGGGGTTTTGTCTCCGTTGAAATATCACAATGCTGTAGCGACAAATGTCGCCGAAAGGACCAAAAAATGACAATCGTTATTCGTAACGAAGTTGCTCAAAAATTAAGCAGTTGGACGTTTGAGCTGCCTTGGCCGGCGAAGGAGTTGAGCCCGAATGCCAGGCATCATTGGGCGGCAGCAGCGCGGGCCAAGAAAACCTACAGGACGCGCTGTCGCCAGGTTGGTGAGGGGGTGGGCCTTGGAATGGCTTCCGAGAGCGCCAAGACCGTTTTGGTGCATCTGACATTTGTCCCGCCTGACAAGCGCCGCCGCGACTGGGATAACTTGGTGGCCAGCATGAAGTCTGGGCTTGACGGCTTGGCGGATGCGATGGGGATTGACGATAGCCGGTGGCGCTTGGCCTTTGACGTATCCGACGATCCGGTTGAAGGTGGCCGTGTATTGGTGATCGTTCAGATTTCAGTCTGACAATCACAATGCTGTAGTTGGCGGTAAAATAACGAAACCCCGAAGTGCTGGAACACAACGGGGTCTCTCACCACATCAACCCTGAAACGGAGGGCCACATGGCTTCACAGATTCTATCCCAAGCACGGCTCAAGGAGCTGCTGCACTACAACCCAGTCACTGGCGTCTTTCGCCGCAGGCACGAAACAGCCAACGGCCAAATGCCGCCATGGAGCGAGGCCGGATCAATTCACAAACTTGGATATGTGATTGTTGGCGTTGCCGGCAAAAAGTATCGAGCCCACCAACTTGCTTGGCTCTACATGACTGGTCAATGGCCCGGTGAATTCATCGATCACCGCAACGGAATCAAAGGCGACAACAGCTGGGCCAACTTGCGCGAGGCCTCGAAGAAGCAGAACGCAGAGAACGTGCCACTTCGCGCAGACAACACCACCGGTTTTCGCGGTGTCACGTTTGAGCCGAAGAAGGGCCTGTACCGAGCCCGCATCAGACACAACGGCAAGTTGATTGGATTGGGCAGATTCAAGACAGCAGAGCAGGCCGCAGAAGCTGCGCAAGCCGCTCGAGCACAGCTCTTCACTCACGACCACGGGAGGGCCGCATGAGCCTGTTTGGAAAATCTGGGATGACTGCGGCCGATGCCAAGGTTGTCATGAGTGGCTTTCAAGCCATGGCCGAGGCTGTCGCGGAGCGCCTGCGTGGCCATGACGCCGAGATCGCAGAGCTGAAGGCGGAGATCGACCGCCTCAAGCGTGAGCCGCGCAAGACCGTGGCGCAGCGTGCGCGTGAAAGGGGGCTGGCATGAACCGCGAAGACATCATCCGCATGGCGAGGGAGGCTGGCATAGACGCAGAATCCGACACCTTGTGCAGGTACAACGGCTGGGTTGAGCCGCTTGAACGCTTCGCCGCCCTTGTCGCCGCAGCAGCAATAAAAAGCACATCAGGATATGAACGAGGGTTTTCCGACGGCTCAATCCTTGAGCGCGAGGCGTGTGCCAAGATCGTTGACGGAAATGCCGATGCTTGCGAAGGTTTGATGGAGCAAGTGCTTCGCTCGAACGCCGCCGCCATCCGAGCAAGGGGGCAGGCATGACCGAGCGCTACATCTCCGACCGCTGCGAGGACATCGTGGACCGCGTCGACAACGTGGCCGACGTCACGCAGGGCTTTGGATATTGCCAGCCCGGCGAGCTGCGCTGCCGAGTGGAGGACACCGGCAACGGGTTCATCGCCCGCTTTCCCGGCAACAGCTCCACCCGGCAGGACTACTACGTCTGCCTCGACTACGCGCAGGCCCGCGACATCGTGCTGGCGCTGTCCGCGTTCAAGAAGGAGCTTGGCTTCGTATGACCGCCGTCCACATCCACGCCCCCAAGTGCCACTACATCGGGCAGGTCCGCCTGTACGGCCACCGCAAGTGGCAGACCGTCACCGGCCGATGCACACGCGCAGAGCTGGCCATGGCCGACGCCGTGCAGCACATGAGCGAGCGGCACAAGCGCGCCCGTGTGCTTTGCATCGCCGACTGGTACGAGCCGATGGTCGTCATGGAGTGCAAGCGATGAGCAGACCCGACAGCCCCTGCATCGCCGTCTGCACCACGCTCTACGACGAAAAGTGCTAAACATATTACAATGCTAATACTTCAAACATTACGGAGGTGTTATGCGAAGAATTGACCTAACTGGCAAAGAGTTTGGGGCTTGGACAGTGCTTGAGTACGCACACACAAACGATAGGGGTGCTGTTAGCTGGCTTTGCCGGTGTCAGTGCGGATCAGTTGCAACCGTCAGCGGAAACAACCTCAGAAGTGGAAGGACGACAAATTGCGGGTGCCTTCGATCCGAAAAACTATCGCAAAAAAACAAAACACACGGCATGTCAAGCACTCGTTCCTACCGCATATGGTCTGGAATGATTCAACGATGTACGAACCCAAAGCGTGCAGCATTTGCTTACTACGGTGGCCGAGGAATCACGGTTTGTGATCGATGGATGTCCTTTGAAAATTTTCTTGCCGATATGGGGGAGCCTCCGGAGGGAATGTCGCTGGACAGGATAGACAACGACGGACCGTACTCTTCAGAAAACTGCAGGTGGGCCAGCAAAGAAGTGCAGTCCAGAAACAGCCGCAATACAAAAATCACTGCTGAGATAGCTCAGATTATTCGCAATCGTTCAGCCGCAGGTGAGTCTCGCGCTGGACTGGCTCGCGAGTTTGACGTCAGCGAATCGCTCGTCAGGGCCATTATTCAAGATGCATCATGGAAGCAAGCAAAAGACCAGACAGTCCGTGCATAGGTGTGTGCACTACGACCTACACAGACAAGTGTTTGGCGTGCGGCCGCACCTACATCGAGGTGGCCAACTGGAACGCCATGACCGAGCCCGAGCGCGAGGCCGTCTGGCAACGCATCGAAAGCGAGGGCACATGGTGGAGATTCAACCGGTATGCAGACCGGGTCAAGGAGCAGCAATGATTCGACTGCAACCCGAATGGGTCGGCGAGCTGGTCTCGCAGTGGGCAGCGCGTGACTGGGCCGACGCCCAGCACGACCTCGGCTTCCCTACCGTCAGCCCGATGTTCGCCAAGGCGGTCGGCACCGTCACCGAGTTCGAGGACGTCACCGGCTACAGCTCGGCCGAGATCCGCGCCGTGTGCGCGGCCGTCGACTGGCTGCAGCTCGCACACCCCGAGCACTGGCGTGCGCTGTCGCGCGAGTTCCGCACATGGACACGCCGCACGCTCGAGCGCAAGGACGGCGACGACCAGCTCGTGCTTGAGGCCGGGCAACTGATCGCCGACTACATCGATCGAGTTCTTGGCTGAAGTATCACAATGGTGATATACTGATCCAACGCGATTTTGCGTATCAGGAGACCAACATGAAACACACACGCCGCAAGGCCGAGCCATCGGTGCCGACCATTGCAACAAACCGCGAGATCGTCGCGGACACATCGACCGGCAACTACGTGCCGAAGTGGGGGCCGTCGCGCCCCGGGCAGGACGACGCACTGGCGCTGCCTTCGCGCATGGGCAAGCGCCTCGTGTACCGCGATGGACGTGAGGAGAAGCTGGCATGAGCAACACCAACACAGGCGGGCAAGCCTTCCCGCACTACCCGGCTGCTGAGTACCAGCCCGGCATGACCCTGCGCGACTACTTTGCGGCCAAGGCGATGCAGGGGTTCTGTGGGAACCCGGCCAATCGAGATGCCTTGCCAAACGAAATTGCGCGGGGTGCGTATCTCGTTGCCGACGCCATGCTGAAAGCGAGGGAAGCATGAGCAAGCAATACGACCCTTCATGGCCTTTTCCTCAATTCGACGAAAACGGCAAGCAACTGCTGCCGCCAGCGCAGCCGCGCAAGTCCGCCTACGAGCGGGCATGCGAGAACGCCGAGGAGGCGCTGCTGTGAGCGACATGAGCTTTACCACCGAGGCCGCACGCATCAAGCTGGCCAAGATCCGCGAGCTGCTGCGCGAGCACGGCATGACGGCAGCCCAGCTCGCCGAGGCGGTGCCCATGAGCAAGCGCTGGGTGCAGGCCTATCTCAACCACCTGAAGGACGACGAGCGCATCTACATCCACTCGTGGGCACACGACATCGAGCAGTGCGAGCGCAGCTACCCGCGGCCGATCTATCGGGCCGTGATACCGCGCAAGGACGCCGCCAAGCCTGCACCGCTGACCAAGTCTCAGCGTCAGGCGCGCAAGCACCAGAAGATGATGGCCGACCCGATCAAGTACGGGCAGCACATCGCCAAGGAGCGCGAGCGCCGCGCAGTGCGCAAGGGCCAGACAGTGCCCGCAGTACGCACATCATGGGTTTCATTGGGAGTAGCGGCTTGAGATGCATCGAGACCCGAAAGCGCGACGGCTTCACCTATCGCCGCTACGTCATGCCAGACGGCACCACACGCGCCGGCTACGAGATCACCGATCCGTCTGTGCGCGTGCAGGACATTTCCGCCCTGATCCGCAAGGCGCGCAGGGCCACAGTCGGTAAGTCCAACCTGAACCGCGGCACAGGCCGCGGCATCAGCGCAGACCCCGACCGCATCGACGCGGTGCTCGAGGACATCGAGAACCCGGAACTGAAAGTGCGTGAGATCTGTGCAAAGCACGGCATCAGCACGAAGACGTACTACAAGATTTTGAGAGGAGTTTGACCATGAGCGACGGAGGAAAGGGTAGCGCGCCGCGCCCATTCAGCGTGAGTCACGCTGACTTCAGCGCGAGGTGGAACCAGATCTTCGGCAAGGAACAGCCGCGGCAGCCCGATCCAGAGCCGATGGAGTTCCGCTGCACCTGCGGCGATCCGCTGGTCCCCGACGTGGTTCACCGAAGCAGCGGGCCGTGCTACGCGATGGGAGAGCGGCCATGAGTTGCTGCAACGAAAACTGCAGGCAGGGTCGTGACTGCCCGGCCAGAATCGAGCGGCTGCGCAAGATCGCCAAGCGGGACGAGCAGATCTTCAGCGGGCTCGATGCCCTGCTGGTGCTGGCCACGCTGGCCCTGTGCGCGTGGCTGGTGTCCGGGATCTGGAGCGTGCTGGCATGAGCGAGAAGCTGGGCCGCCGCATGGGGTTCAGGTCCATCAACCCCAACGCCATGACCAACGCCGAGCGGCAGGCGAAGTTCCGGCGCAACCGCAGCCAGCGCCAGCTCCACATGGCGATGACCCCGGAGATCGCCGGGTGCATCCTGTACCTGCGCAAGCAATGGGGCATGCAAAGCAATCACGAGGCAGCCGAGGCGGCTATCAGGTTCCTCACGCTTTGCACCCGTCAGGGGCTGACACGCTTGCCTCAAACGATTGACGATTGATGTCGGATTGACCCGGGTATCACAATGATGTACAGTAGCGCCCGGGAAAGTCCGTCTTTCCCCCTGAAACCTCCCTTCTTCGAGCCCGCCTTGTGCGGGCTTTTTTTTGGCCCCCGACGCCAGTCAAGTCGTTCGTCTCCCGAGGAGGTTGGCGATCGCGGGGCCACCACTCAAGCATGCACAAAAGCAAGCCCACCAACATCGGCCCGGCCCTGCACCTGCAGGCCAAGCGGGCAGCCGAGGCCGAACTCAAGGCCAAGGTGCTCGAGGTCGCCGACGACGTTTTTGACCGCTACGTGTGGGGAGAGTCGTTTCAGGCGATCGCCGATACGCTGCCGTTCAAGGTGCCGGGCTGGAAGCTGCGCCAGATCCTGATGGAGAGCGAGGAGACCCGCGAGACCTACGCCAACGCCAACATCCTGCGCTCGCACAACCTCATTGAGGCAGCGCTCGACTACGGCCGGCAGGCAGCCGCCATCGGGGACGCATCGGGCCTGAAGGCCGCGATCGACACCAACCTCAAGATTGCCGCCAAGCTCAACGCCGCCTACAACGACAAGGCTTCGCTCGAGCTGACTGGCGCCGGCGGTGGCCCAGTCAAGCTGCTGGCCATGACCGACGAAGACCTCATGAAGATCGCCGCCCAGGCAGCGGAGAAAGCCAAGTGAGCATTACCCCGGCAGAAGCAGCAGCAGAGATCCTCGCCCGTCGCAAGGCGCGTGAGTCCTTCCCGCACTACTGCGCGTACCGCCTGCCGGAGGACCAGCACATGGCCCCGCACCACGTCATGCTGACCCAGGCACTGGACGAGGTGGAGAAGGGCGAGTGCGATCGCCTGCTGGTCATGATGCCCCCAGGCTCGGCCAAGTCGACCTACGGCTCGGTGTACTTCCCAGAGTACTTTGCCGGGCGCAACCCGCAGCTCTCGATCATCGCCGCCTCGCACACCGCCGAGCTGGCCGAGCGCTTCGGCCGCCGCGTGCGCAACGGCCTTGACGAGGCCGCCTTCAAAGCCCTGTTCCCCGCCACCACCCTGGCCGCTGACAGCACCGCTGCCGGGCGCTGGGGCACGAACCATGGCGGCGAGTACACCGCAGTGGGTGTGGGCGGCTCTGTGACTGGCCGCCGCGGCGACCTGATCATCGTCGACGACCCGGTGCGCAGCCGCGAGGACGCGGACAGCGATCGCGTGCGCGAGAAGACCTGGGATTGGTGGGTCAACGACCTGCTGACCCGTCTGAAGCCGGGCGGCCGCATCGTGGTGATCATGACCCGCTGGCACGAAGACGACCTGGCCGGGCGCCTGCTTGAGCGCGAGCCGCAGCGCTGGAAGGTGATCAAGCTGCCGATGATCGCCGGCGAGGACGACCTGCTTGGCCGTGAGCCAGGCGAGCGCCTGTGGAAGGAGTGGTTCACCGACGAGATGGTGCGCCAGGCCCAGCAAGACCCGCGATCATGGATCTCGCTGTACCAGCAGGAGCCGCGCCCAGCCGAGGGTGCCGAGTTCAAGCGCTCGTGGGTGGTGCGCTTCAACAGCGCGCCCAAGAAGATGAACAAGATCATCCTGGTCGACCCGGCCGGGGATCCGCAGACCGCGAAGGCGGGCACCAAGCGCAAGAAGAGCGACCGCACCGTGATGTGGGTGGTGGGCCTGGCCGCCGACGGCAACGCCTTTCTGGTCGACGGCATCATCGATCGCCTCACGCTCACGCAACGCGCTGACAAGCTGTTCGAGCTGCACAAGCGGCACAAGCCCGTGCAGGTGCGCTACGAGCGCTACGGCATGCAGGCCGACATCCCGCACATCCAGAGCGAGATGGAGCACCGGCAGTACCGCTTCAAGATCACCGAAGTGGCAGGCGCGGTCGAGAAGAACGCCCGCATTCGCCGCCTCATTCCGTGGTTCGAGCACGGCCGCATGTGGCTGCCGCAGCAGCTCAACTACACCGACGTCCAGGGTCATCCGCACGAGTTGATCCAGGAGCTGCTGGACGTCGAATACGCAACATTCCCCGTCGGTAGGTATGACGACGGCATGGATTGCCTGGCACGCATCGATGAGCCTTCGCTCAGCTTGCCGTGGCCTGACGAGGAGGACGACTCCATCGCCATGGCGGGCGCCGTGCAGTGGGAGGTTTTAGATTCCGTAACGGGGTATTGACCATGAATCCAAAAGACATCCCGGCCGACATGGCCGTCATGATCGGCGACGAGATCCTCACGCCCGAGCAGTTCGATCAAATGCAAAAGCAGGAGGTCGACAAGCTCAACGGCATGTTCACGATCATGCGCGACCAGTGGGTGCAGCACCGCTCGACCAGCAACGTCGAGAGGCGCTGGCGCCGCTCCGCCCAGCTTTACTGGGGCGAGAAGACCGAGAGCACCGGCGAGTTCGAGAACACGCTGCGCAACGGCCCGCCGGCGCGCAAGGCGCAGGACGGCAACCGCTCCCGCGTGGTGATCAACATCGTGCGCCCGAAGGTCGACCAGGCCGTGGCGCGTATGTGCGAGATCCTGTTCCCCGTCGACGACCGCAACTGGGGCCTCAAGCCCACGCCGCTGCCCGAGATGGCGCTCATGACGCAGGACGATCGCCAGACCTTCGATCCCGCCACCGGCCAGCCCACGGGCCTGACCGTGGCCGACGAGGCCAAGGCCATCATGGACGCAGCTAAGGAGGCCGCCACCGGGATGGAGCGCTCGATCGACGACAGCCTGACCGAGTGCAAGTACAACGGCGAGAGCCGCAAGGGTATCGAGGACGGCGTGCGCCTGGGCACGATGGTCATGTACGGCCCGTTCCCCGCGCGCCAGACCAGCAAGGTGTGGCTGCCACAGCCCGACGGCACGCAGCAACTGCAGATCAACGAGTCGATCGTCCCCGCATCGATGCGCCTTGACCCGTGGGACACTTTCTTCGACCCCGCCTGCGGCAACGACCACCAGCGTGGCCGCGGCTTCTTCTTCCGCCGCAACGTCACGCGCCGCGAGATCCGCCAGCTCGTGGGCCTGCCAGGGTTCAACAAGGACGCACTGCGCGAGGTGCTGCGCGAGAAGCCCAACCGCATCCGCGTGGCTGAGGAGCGCGTGCTGCGCGACACGGTCAAGGAAGACAGCTACGAGATGTGGACCTACCACGGCGAGATTGAGCCGGAGGAGATGGAGCTGCTCTCGCGCCAGATGGAGGGCGACCCGCTGGTCGACGTCGAGTTCGGCGTGCTGATCATGATCAACGACAAGATCGTCGGCGCCATGGAGTCGTGGGTGCCCGACCAGACGCTGCCGGTGGATGTGTGGTGCTGGCGCAAGAGCGACGACAGCCCGTTTGGCTACGGCCTGTGCGACGAGATGGAGCACCAGCAGCGCGTGGTCAACAGCGCCTGGCGCCAGGTCATGGACAACGGCCGCACCTCGCTGGGCGGCCAGATCGTCATGAAGCGCGGCATGGTCGTCCCGCAGAACGGCAACTACGAGATCGTGCCCAACAAGATATGGCTGGCCAAGGACGAGCTGGAAGACGTGCGCCAGGCCTTCAGCGTGTTCGAGTTCAACTCGCACCTGCAGGAGCTGCTGGCCATTGCCACGTCCGCCATGCAGTTCGCTGACCAGGAGGCCAACATGCCCCAGCTCATGGGCGGAGAGCGCGGCACCGCGCCCGAGACCGTGGGCGGCATGGTCATGCTCTACAACAACGCCAACACCGTGCTGCGCCAGCGCGTGAAGCTGTACGACGACGCGATCACACGACCGCACATCAGCCGCTACTACGACTGGAAGATGATGAACGACCCCGACCCGAAGATCAAAGGCGACTTCGAGATCGACGCCCGCGGCAGCACCGCACTCATCGAGCGCGACATCCAGAACCAGGCTCTGCTGAACCTGGCCAACATCACCAACAACCCGCGCTACATCCCGCACCTCAAGGAGCGCGAGGAGCTGAAGTCGATCCTCAAGGCCTTCAAGGTCAACCCGGACGAGCTGATGAAGACCGAGGAGCAGGTGCAGATGGACATGCAGGCCCAGGCCCAGCAGGGTGCGCCCGCCGATCCGCGCATCGCCGTGGCCGAGATGAACCTCAAGGCCAAGGAGATGGACATCAACGCCCGCCGAGAGGCGCTGCAGCTTGAGACCCAACTCGCCCAGATGGACATGCAGACCAAGCAGCAGAACACCGCGTACCAGATCGAGCGCGAGCGCGCCGAGTCCGAGCAGGCCATGATCGACCGCCAGTTCGAGCGCGAGATCCAGATCGCCAAGATGGAGCAGGACGGCGTGCTGACCCGCGAAGAGCTGGCCCGCAAGGAGCGTCTCGAGATGCTGAAGATCGACAACGACCGGCAATTGTTCAATGCCGAGGCCGCCATCAAGGCGCGCCAAGGCAGCGGAATTTGACCGGAACTATCACAATGCTGTACCATTCGCAAGGGACATTCCGTCTGGAACAACGCATTCATGGGGCGCTTTTGCGCCCTTTTTCATTGACTCTCACAGAGGACCGTCATGTCTGAAATCACATCCTTCATCAACGGGCAAGGCGGCCCGATCCCTGTCTCCCAAGCCACACCGCTCCCCGTGGCGCTGACCGGTGCTGGGGGCGGCGCGCAAGAGGTCGAAATCAAAAACGACTCCGGCAATCCGTTGCCTGTCAATGCTGTAACCCGCCAGTGCGTGGGCCGCCAAACGATCAGCGTCACGACTGGTGCCGCGGTCAGCCTGACTGTTCCCGCCAATGCAGTCGCCGCCCTGATCCAAGTCGATGGCGCGTCGAGCTGCAGCATCACGCTGGAAGGCACAACGCCAACGGCCAGCGTCGGTATGCGGCTGGATGATGGGGTGTTTTTCTACGTGGACAGCGGCCTCTCCACTGTTCGCCTGATCGCACGCACGGCCACCACGAACGTGCATGTTGCTTACTTCGACAGGGCCTAAGCCATGCGTCGCCGGTTAGCACGCATCTTCAAGGGTCGAGGCGAGCAAGCCGGCCCAATCAACTGGCTCAATCGCGCCAGCCTGCGCCTGCGCTTCAATCAGGGGCAGATAGACCCACGGGTGCTTTGCGGACGCACGACGACCGGGATGTATTGGAACAGCACAGGGACGCTGCAAACAGCAGCCATCGGTGTGCCCCGCCTGACCTACGACCCTGCAAACCTATCAGCACCTCCCGGCCTGCTTGCAGAAGAGGCGCGGACGAACTCGATTCGCAACAGCACGATGCAAGGGGCAGTGGCGGGGACGCCGGGGACGTTGCCGACGAATTGGTCTGTTCTTGGTGCCGCCCAAGGGCTGACGCGCACCATTGTTGGCACAGGTACCGAAGATGGAATCACCTACATGGATGTCCGC